AAACAACCTAAAGTCAAATAATATAAAGTCTCTGAGTATCCTGCATCGTCTGCTAAATCACCTTTAACCATATGAGCATACCTTGGATATTTTAATGTTAGCGTATACTTGTCGTTCAGCGTTACTTTATTTTTATCGTTCTTTGGTACGTCTATTTGTATTTTATCTAACTCAACTGTATAGTCATTATCTATATCACATTCTGAACATTTTACTTTTATTTTTGATGTTTCACCTGAAGACTTTGCACGTATTCTGGTAAAGATATATTCAATATCAAATGTTGCTAGAGACAACGGATCGATCGGATCTATTATACATGCTTTAATTGTATCTACAATAGATGATAAAATTTGTTTGTCGTCTTGTGACTCTAACGCGATAAGTAATACTTTTTGTTCTTTTACTAAAAATGGTCTATATCTAACTTCCTGTTTCGTTGATGGTATAGTAAGAGTGTACTTAGGTACCTCGTTCACTGTTGGTAAAGGCATTATACAGATCTCCAATCCTTAAATGATAATTGCACGTTCAATTCAACCATTCCACCTGGTTCATTGCTAAATTCTATAGCGTTCATTGTAGTGGGAAACGCTTTGTCCAAAATACAGGTATATACAACTTGTGAGTCAGCTAAAGATTTAGCTAAGTCATCGAATGCGCTGTTGTTTGCTAATACGCCTGTACTTAATATCTGTTCCGCTTGCCCTATAAGATTAGTGGGCATGCTGAGTTGTTGTATTCTTACTTCGAAACTATATTCATCCGGGTAATTTAATTCTTTTGTCTCAAAGTTTATTATTTTACTTTGCCAAAATTCAAAGTATTGTTTGATGTCATAATCATTTGGTACATGAAAGGTTAATGACACGTCATCTGTTGCATATCCATATGCTATTTTATGTTCTTTCATACCAACCATACGAGGGTTTGAAAGAATTTGTCTAAAAGGAAGTTGTGCCGATTTACATAGAACGTTTACTCGACGAGTAGTCATACCGAATACTCCATCAACCGATGGTAGGAATACCCGAAATAAAGACGTTCTTGCAAATCCGGTGGTTAACTCACCTTTGAGATCATCGATACCATATGCCATTAGATCATTTTCCTTGAATCTCTATATACAGTAGACTTACCTGATTTTTGAAAATCTGCAGTTGGTAAGAATGTAGCGATCTCCCATTCAGGAGCTGGTACATATGCAAATCTACTTCTAACGTTTGAATTTAAATAATGCTTGAAGCATGGCTTAAAAAATTTTAAACTAGATGCACGTTTCAGTGTATTGTATGTTGCTTCGAACTTCGTAGTATCATCAAAATTTTTGTTATTAGTTATATCCATCAGCGCATCAAGCATCTTTGCTCTCAGTGTTGGCGGAAGATAATGTAAATTTAAACCATTAAATCCACCTGGAGCAGGACCTACAACAATAACCAATGGGAAGCTATCATAATATGGTAGAGTATCTTTTGTTTTTGGATCATAGAAAAACATATACATGTTTCCTGCAATGCCTTTATTTTTTAACTCTACTGGATCTTCTTTCATGAGAGCACCACGACTTACGCGTCCCATCGATGAGGCTTTACGTCTGAACCAATCTATTGATTGTTTTGTTCTTGGTGTAATACCTGCTCTAAAAGCTTCGAGCTCTAGTTTCTGAAATATATTTGCCATAGCAGTATTTATATGCTATTTTTTCTTTTTCTTTGGTGGAGGTAGCGGCTTTAATCTCTTTATTGGTTTAGGCATAATACCCATAGTTTGTAGAGTATTCTCTGTCCATATCTGAAACTCCCACTTTCTATCTTTTGCGTATGACTGTGCAGCTTCCCATTTATTCATATTCTTGACATACGTAAACGCTTCATTGATATATCGCTTTGTGCGTTTAGATCCTGTAGGTGGTCTTGTTTCTTTATCTGGTTTAATTTCAACTAATAGTATTCTATCCTCAAGTACTATTTTAAGGTCTGGAAAATATCGGTGATAACGTTTATCGCCGTCATAATAGTATGGTACAATGACTTCTTCGCTGGTCCAAGATTTTACCTTTGGATTCTCATCACACCATTTAAAACAATGTCTTTCCCACATTGATCTAAAAATGATGCTATTATGATCCCCACCGTACTTCTTTGGGTTTTTTGGTTTGTATTTGCCTGAGTATGCCATATAAATAGTCTTAAGTTTTTTAAGTATTTATTGGAAAAAATATGCCTAAATATAGATTCCCCCTAGAAGCACAAGATGATTATAAAGGACGTGTGTATTTCACGCAAATCATTGAAATACCACCAACTATTAATACAGCCGCATTTCAGTCGTCCGAAATAGAAAACAGTGGAAGTACTGATGGAGATGATAACTGGTGGACATCCGGGTTTTTTGGTAACTTAGGTGATCTATTAAGTGGCACATTTACAGCTGGTCAAACATTTAGAGGTGACACTATTGAATTGTATCTTCCACCTGCTCAGACTATTCAAGATGGTATAGAATTTGATAATTCTTTTTCTTTTGGCATAGGTGGTGAAGCAGCGAGACAAGCGTTGTCAGGAGGACGAAGCTCTTTATTAGGTGCTTCAGCTTCAGCGCTTATGGGTACAGGTGGTTTAGGATCAATACTTTCGAATCTGCAAGATCCAAATATAGCAAGAGTTGCTGCAGCAAGAGCTGCAACTATGGCAGGTAGTAGAGCCGGTGCAGTTGCATCTACAGTTACGCAAACTGCTATCAATCCAAATATACGGGCCGTATTTAAATCTGTACGACCAAGAGAGCATTCTTTTAATTTTAAATTTTTACCTAGATCACAAGCTGAAGCACAACAAATAGAAAAAATTATAAAATGGTTTCGAACAGAGTTATATCCTGAATCAATTGATGTACAAGCAGGGGGTCAAAAACTTCCTGTCGGATATAAATTTCCAAATAAGTTTGGTATTGCTATGAGGTACGGAAGTAAGAACATAGGAGCTCAGTTACTTCCATGCTATCTTCGTGGTATGACTACAAACTATAATGCTAGCTCACAATCGTTTTATCGTGATGGCCAATATAGCGAAATAGATATGACACTTGACATGATAGAGTTTAGAACACTAGATAAAGAAGACGTGAGATACGGATGGAACTTATATGGTAAAAATTATAAAGATTTCTGGGAAGAGTTTTGGGAGCTTATTACTAGCGATGATAAACCTGGTAATAGTAGTACTACAACAGGAGCTTACTAATGGCAACGTATTTCAAAAATTTTAGATCTATTCCGTACAAATTTGGCGTTAATCTCGCACCCGTAGCATTTCAAAATTTAACTTCTTATGTCGATATCATAGATCAAATAAAAGATAATATAGCGTTTTATAGAAATTATTATATACAAGAAGGAGATAGGCCCGATCAATTATCATATAAGTTATATGGTACTACAGATTATTATTGGATGTTTTATCTGCTCAACGATCACATTAAAGAGCAGGGTTGGCCTTTAACACATACATCTTTAACAAGACTTATGGATAAAGATTTAACACACACAGTTGTTGAAACAAAAGATATTCTTGCCGCTCAGATGAAAGTAGGACAAACTGTAACAGGATCTACTTCTGGTATTACCGGAACTATTGCACATAGAAACTTAGATCTAGGTCAAATTTTTGTAAAAGATTTGCAGACCTTAGGTTCAGAAGATACGACAGACAGTACGTTTAGACCTAACGAAGTTCTAACATCTCAGGTTGGTGGAGCGGTAGAGTCTATTACACTTATATCCTCAAGTTCCGAAAAAAATTCTGTAAGATATTATGTAGATGGTAACAACGAACAATGCGATATTGATCCTCATGGCGATCGTCCTGCTAATAAAACGCCGGTAACACAACTAGAATATTATCTTGCAGAAAATGATAGAATAAAATCAATACGCGTCATAAAGCCTGATGCCGTTCGTGATATTTTTAGAGAATTTCAGGATAAATTTGTAAATGGCTAAATCATATACGCCCTTCGACCCTCATGAATATGATTTACGCCGCGCTGTACTATCTACACAACGTAATGATCATAATGTTGATATTACTTCATCAATAGTAGAATTAGTAATATTTGAACATATTGAACGACCTTATCTAACTGGCTCTGTTACGTATACCGATACCGGTAGATCTATAGAAATTATGGATTATCAGGGTACTGAGATTTTAGATGTAGAATTTGCATTACACTCATCTGCGCCTAAAGTTATAAAACGATTTGTTGTGAGAGAAGTTGAAAGCATAGTACCAACAACTGATACTACTGATATGGTTACGCTAAAACTATTAGACTATGATGCATATCTTAATACGCTTATTAATGTAAATAAAATGTACGAAGGTAAGCCAAGCGAAATTATTAACACCATACTAAGAGATTCGTTTGACTCTGGAAAAAAAGTATTACGAGCCGGTGACGCTAATCAGTTTTCTGGCTTTATAGATATTGCAATGAATCCAAATGAAGATGCTGCAAATAGTGTTAAACAGTTAAGCCAAGAATTACAATCTGCGTTTAGATATATTGTGCCAAATCTAAATCCATTAGAAGCAATTGACGTTATAAAGAAGCGAACAACCGGATTAACCGGTACTCCATTCTTTTGTTATGCTTCGTTAGCTGATAATGATTTAAGATTCTATGATTTATATAGCTTATTGCAAGAAGCTCCTATTAATCTAGATGATCCATTTATTTATTCTTCGCAGCTGTCACAAAGAGCCGCAACTACTGGTGCAGGACTTGCTAGACAAGTTAGTTCGTTAAAAAATCCAAAGAATGCTAATACATTGGATTTAATTAGGAATGGAGACATTGGTTCTCGATATGAATATGTAGATACTACACATGGATTAGAGTTTGCATTTAATTATGATTTAGAAAAAGTTTTATCAAATTTACTTGTGACCGGATCGTATCCTGCGGCGGACACTCGATCTAGATTTAAGAATAAACATATTAGTGAAATGACTGCTGAACGAATTAGTAAGATTGCTACCGCTAACATATATAACAATAACGTAAAAAATATTCACGAAGAAAATAGTGCACAAAAACATTCAACAAAAGCTATATCAAAATCTGTGAGAAATCTTCTTGGTAAATCTGTATTAGAAATAGAAGTACCAGGGCTTCATATGATGCCACAAGATGGTAACAAAACATTAGGACGAATTCTTACAGTAGTATCAGTTGCAGACGCTGAGCAACATAATGAAATTTACGATAGAAAAAGATCTGGCGATTACATGATATACACTGCTAAACATACACTTGGTCAGAATAATTATTCCGTAGGATTAAGTTTAGTTAAGATTGCTAATTATAGAGGTAATACAAAAATTGGTTCAGTCATTGAAGGTTATAACCAATGAATCAATACGGAGATGAAGTTCGGTGGTTTATTGGTGTAGCCACTAATAATTTAGATCCTCTACTTCTTGGTAGAGTACAGGTAAGAATATTTGGTATACATTCTCGAAAAGTAACAGAAATTCCAAATGACGCATTACCATGGGCTACAGTATTACAACCGACAACATCCGGTGGTACTTCGGGTATTGGTATGATGCCACAAATTTTACCTGGTGCACAAGTATTTGGAATGTTTTTAGATGGTAAAGAGTCACAACTACCTTGCATTCTTGGAGTAATGCCTAAAATAGAAATACCGTCTGAGCAACAATTAGAAAATATGCAAGACAAGGCAATACAATATGAGACTGGATATGGCCCAGGACAAGTTGATCCGGCATTATCTAGAGCAGCAGGATTAACTAATCAAGACGATGCTGCAGTAGTCGGATCAAATCGAGTAGCGCAAGCTTTTAATTTCTTTAAGTCTAGAGGTTTTACCGCAAAACAATCTGCTGGCATAGTAGGAAATCTTATAGCAGAAGTTGGAAAAAATCTTCCGGCTCATGGACCAAGAGGTGATGGCGGCCAAGCTGCAGGTATTGCGCAATGGCATCCAGGACGTAGAAGAATCTTTGAACAAGTATATGGTAAACCGTGGCAGGATAGCACGTTTATAGATCAGCTACAGTTTATTGTTTGGGAATTAAGTAACTGTGATAGCGAGTCTGGATGTTTAAATAGGAATGCAGGTAATCTATTGAAAGGTACTGATTCGGTTGCAATGGCTGCAACGATATTTGATGAAAAATATGAAAGAAGTTCAGGTTCTGCCAGACAAAAAAGAATTAATTTTGCTCAAAGTGTATATAATGAATATAGAGGTATTGCGTAATGACTAGTTTTAATCGATACCAGTCTACACTATCTACATATAATCAGAGACTAGGCACCGCAGACTTTCGTAATACTGCGCCTACAGTTGAAGGCGAATACAATGCTAAATTTACATCTGCATTAGGTCAAAATGTTGGTCAGACATTAAATGGATTTCAATCCATTACTCAGCTACAAAACTATAGTAATGAATTAAAAGGCGTAGTATTAGGTTTAGCTCTTGTAAAATTAACTGAAGCAGTAACTGGCGAAGATCTATTTGAAGTAATAGATGATGCGTTTACAGGAATTGGCAGTGGTCATGCTGATGTTCCTGATGTACTAACTGCGCTTGGCACTCTTGCTATACTAACAGGTGAGAGTCCTGTTGCAGGATTCTTAAAATCATATTATGGTGGTAGTTCGGGCCTGGCTATTGGTACTCTTTTATCAAAAGCAACTGGGAAAGACATAACAAGCTTGGTATCCGTTATACAAGGCGTTCATGGTGCTGGCAATATTAAAGACTTTGTACGTGCAGGATTGTCGCGATCTTTAGGGTCTGTACTTGCTCCAGTTATTTCTGATTTTAATTCTAAAGTAGACTTAGCAATAGGCGATGCAATTTCGCCAATATTACAAGCCGTGATGGATATTAGTGCAGGACCTATAGGGTTAATTATTGACGAGTTGACTGGCAATAAACTTAAAACGTTTGAGAATTATAATGTTGTACGTTTACTATCCGAAGGTAAATACGCAGAAGCAATACTGTTTGTATCAAATAATTCTGATAGTCCTTTCAATCTTATTGAAGAAACCTTACTTGGTATTGATACGAGAGTTTCAAGTAGAATTACATATACTGGTTCCACCAGTTTACCGGTAATGAGCATTGGTGAAAATGATAATAAATGGGAAGGCAGTAGTACAGAAACGTGGAAAGATCCGAATGCAGTTAATCCATATAAGTTTACGGTCGTAGGTGGTACAGAAGAATTAGAAGCTGAGTTTAGATCTGCAACGCGTGATATTACAGAAGTTGTACTACATTGGACCGGTCACTTTTTAGATCAAGATGTAGGATCTGAAGAGATTCATGCAACGCATTTAGCTGCAGGATATAGTGGAATTGGTTATCACTATGTGATAAGAAATGATGGTACTATTGAAAGAGGCCGGCCGATACAACAAAAAGGAGCGCATGCAGCAACAAATGGTCACAATAAATATAGTATTGGTGTAGCACTTGTAGGTGGATACACGGTTAACTCAAATTCTGGATTAGCAAATCCTCCATATGGCGTAGAGTCTATTAATCCTGTGCAAAGAAAAACACTTAAATCTTTTATGACTGATTTTTATAAAGTATGGCCCGGTGGCCAAGCGTGGAGTCATAGAGAAACTGATCCGCAAAGAGCTCCAGATCCAGGATTCGATCTTTCTAATTATGTGGAAAATCATTTTGGAAAAATAAATGTATCAGAATATGGTACTAGCCCTCCACTCAATTCTGCAGAGATTGCTCTAGAGCCATAAAGGAAAGCACATGACAACAGAAAATGATGATATACTAGATCGGCAGAATCGATTTGGTAATAGTGTATATGATGAAGGTGTTTATCCTAGCGGTTATCAAGATCCTTCAGGCGTATATCCACGTACTCAATACTTTTACGAACCTTCTTTAAACAAAGCTTCTCGTGGATTAATAAGAAATGATTTAGCAACTAATGGTGGCATACCTACTTTACAGCCAAGAAATATTTTAGACGAATATGTAAGAAACCCTAGATACGCTGCTAGTGATGGTGATCCTGTAGGAATAACCAGTGATGGAGTTCCGACCGGTGCAATAACCGGAGAGCCAGTATTTAATTATATTCCACCGCAAGAAGAAACAAAGAGAAGATATTCTACATATCCAAATAATCAGGTATGGGAAACGCCGGCCGGACATGTTGTAGAATTAGATGATACTATTACAAATGAACGTATTCTTATTAAACATCAATCTGGAGCAGGAATAGAAATAAGACCTGACGGTTCGGTTTATGTCAGTAGTATATCCGATGTATTGATTAGTGCAGGTAACGATCAGCATGTAGTTGTTGAAGGTAATGCTCATATGACATATCAGGGTGATCTGAATGTTGATGTAGCCGGTGATTATAACCTCAGCGTCGGAGGCAATAAACTACAAATTGTTACGGGTGATCATATCTCAGAGATAGATGGAGCGCGCAAGGGTAACATTGCACTTCAGGATAACTTAACCGTCAAAGGCCACCAGTATACTACAGTTGCAGAATCAAAAACAGATCTAACTCTCGGTGGATATTTACATGCGGTCAAAGGCAAATTTGAACAGTCGGTTGAGGGCGAGCTCGGAATCTACTCATCAGGTGCACAACAAATAACGTCACAAGTTAGACAGAATATGACATCACCAAACACAAACATTCATGCAACTGACTTATCAGTCTTTGGTGAAAAAGGAACGTTTGGTGGTGAAAACATTATTGGCTATTTTTATAATACGCATATTGGTAACACGGTATGGTTGGGAGACGGTGAAGGAGGATCTGGTACAATTAACGTCGATACAATACGTGCAGTGCGTATAGACGTAGAGGGTGATATAACGGCAACAAATAGTATGACTGCTCCAACATTTATTGGTGATTTGAACGGTATGTCAAAAACTGCTGCAACCTCAGTGCACCAATCATATCCCGATGGTACTGCTGCTCCATCCACATATACTCCAAGTGTGGGTACTCAAGGTACAATTACAGAAAACGCAATTAATACCACTCCACTTCCAGATGATACCAAAGCAACTGCTGTGCCAAATGCTGGCGTTGCTACTACATATCAAAAGTCTAGCTTTGGAATACGAGATGTAGCTACAGATCCTGAAGGTGAACTACTTAAAATGATTAATCAAACTACGTTGTCTGGTGGAGTGAGTGACAGGCCATTAACTTCAGGCGAGGTTAGATCAAAGCTTAGAGATGATAATAACAGAGCTAATAATGATTTTACTGCAAAACAAGTGGCCGAAAATAAATTAAATGCAGAAGCTTTAGGTAGAGGTGTTCCAAAACAAATAGGAAGAACTGCTAGTAATTCACCAACAGTAGCAGAGAATAATACTATTATTGGTCCAAATGGTGCATACAATGTCTGATTTTAATTTTTATAATTCATATTTTAAACCAAATCCTGGCATTAAAACTATTGTGCCGGATCCACTGTATAACCCAAATAATGCTACCTTTATATCTTCGGGTACAAAGTTGGCACGAGGCATATCAATAGGAAAGTTTTTAGGCGCTGTAGGTGAAAAAACAAATCTAAATCATATTACTAATGATGCTGATAGATTACAAATTGCACGTCAGTTATATCTACAAGCTATGGCAATGAATACTATAAACATGGACTTAGGTCAATTTCTAAATAAAAGATTAATTGTAGTAGAAGGTCTATATAAAAAAGGTCCACAAGAAAATCTTTCTTCCGGAGGTCTTAACGATTTAGCAACAAAAGGTCGTGTAGTTGTGTATCAATTACTAAACAGTGGTGGCATACCCGATCATATGGCAATGTTTGATTTAGCTGTTTATTGGAAAGATAGTATATTATTTGAGAAAGTTATATTAGATTACGACAGATATAATACTGATGGCTCATTAGAATGCCATGTAATATTACAAATGCCAGCTGTTGATTCTAAATTTAAAGGTAATTTTACTAAAACATTAGAAACAAGATACAACGGATCTATACAAACTACTGGCGAACTTATAGAAATACTCGCTTAAAGATTATAAATAGTACAAATTATTTGGAACGGTCATGGCAACGAATAGAGCATTTGCAGTAGAAGACGGAAACATTACATCATCTAGTGTTGTAACTTCTCGATCTAAAAATTATGTAGATATAGATCTCTCTTTTAATGCAAAGACAAATGGAGATATATTTAAGAAAGTTGATGCTGGTGCTGTTAAGCAAGCGGTAAAAAATATATTAACAACTGGATTTACAGAGAAACCATTTGCGCCTAATTTTGGTGGCGGTGTTGGTGATGCGCTTTTTGAAAATATGGATGATGGTACGGCTTTTGAAATAGAGCAATCAGTTATTGCTTCTATTAACAATTATGAACCCAGAGCGATAATAGACAAGATAGACATATCAGACAATCCAGATACTAACGCAATAGATGTAACGATTCGATTTGGCATAGCAAACGTCGGAGAACTCGTTACTGTAACTACATCTTTATCGAGGCTGAGATAATATGGCAACTACAGTACAAAATAGTAAATTAGATTTTGATAACATCAAAAACTCTTTAAAAGTATATTTAGCAAAGCAACCTGAATTTGAAGACTATAATTTTGAAGCTTCAGGCCTTTCTAATATTCTTGACGTGCTTGCATATAATACGCACTATAATGCACTGACTGCTAACTTTGCATTGAACGAATCATTTCTTACCACTGCGCAATTAAGAAGCTCGGTTGTATCTCATGCTGCTACATTAGGTTATGTACCAAGATCTCGTACTGCTTCCAGAGCTGAAATACAATTATCAATGAATCTTTCTGGTGTTGCTAATCGGCCAGGCTCTATCGTTTTGGGAGCTGGCTATACATTTACTGCAGACGCTGATGACGTAACATATACTTTTCAAACGCTAGAAGACTATACAGCCACTGATAATGGCGAAGGTTTTTACCAGTTTTTAAATGGAACTGCTGGAACCACTATACAAATATTTGAAGGCGTACAAAAACAAAAGACATTTTTCGTAGGAGACGTAGGCGAAAGACAGCTATACGTTATGCAAGACGAGACGATAGATACTACAACCGCCGCTGTTTACGTATATGAGACTCCTTCAAGTTCATTGTTTACGTCATACACGCCAATTACCACTGCGACGTCAGTTAATTCACAATCTCGGTATTATCAAATATCAGAAGCTCCGAATGGATTTTACGAATTAAATTTCGGTGACGGTATATCATTCGGTAAATCTCCGGAAGCCGGTAATAAAATCGTAGTTACATATTTGTCTTGTAAAGGAGCCGCAGCTAATAACGCTTCTACCTTTGCGGCAGGTGCTCAAGTCGCAGTTCCAGGAGTAGGTAATTATCCTTTATCAGTTGCTACAGTTGCTTCGTCAGGAGTAGGTGGCGCAAGACAGTCAATAGAATCGATTAGACAAAACGCTCCTATCTCTTTTGCTGCACAACAAAGACTTGTAACAGCCGATGACTATCGTGCAGTGATACAAAGAAATTATCCTACAGTTACAGATGCAATTGCCTGGGGCGGAGAAGACAATGTTCCGGCAGATTATGGTAAAGTATATGTTTCTCTTGTGTTTGAAGATGGTACGACTGAATCACAAAAGACGGCAGTTGAAAACTCTATTGTCCAAGATGTATCTAACAATCTTTCGATTCTTTCTATTGACACTGCGTTTGAAGATCCAGTTATAACTTACCTTGAAATTATCTTAACGTTTAATTTCGATCCTAATCTTACTGGGCAGACTGTTAAGTCAACGGAGTCTTCGGTATTTGCAGAATTACAATCTTATGTTAGTACTAACTTGAAGCAATTTGGCGGAATATTTAGAAGATCTGAATTATTAGGACAAGTTGATGATATTAGTGAAGCGATTCTAAACTCGCAAGCATCTGTAAAACTACAACAAAGATTTGTGCCGGATCTATTACAATCAACATCATATAGAATATATTTTCCGGCAGAATTATCTTCGCCAGATCCGGCAGATTATATTGTAAGTTCGTCAACATTTATTTTTAATGGTAAAGTTTGTTCTATTAAAAATGCTTTAAATTTAACTAAACTTCAGATCGTAAATTCAATTGGAGAAGTTGAAGTAGACAATGTTGGATCATATGAAGCATTGACCGGTACAATTAATTTAACTGGATTTGCTCCGACTGCTATTACTGCAGGTGTTAACTATATTAAGCTATCAGTAACTCCGGCCAACCAATCTACAATAAGGCCGCTACGAAGTTACATTTTAGATTTAGATGAAGGTCCATCTTTTGCTACAAGCGGAGTCGATAGACAACAAACCGATGTTACTCTTGGCTCAGCTACAGGCGTTACATCTTCTAGTACAGGAGCAGCTAACACATATGTAAGATCTCCAAGCATACCTTCGTCCGGATATTAAAATGTCTCATAGCCCAGACTATAGCAGATCTAATTTAAATTTAAGAGCATATAGTATTAAAGAGGTACTACCTCAATACTACACAAGCGCATATCCAAATCTAGTTACTTTCTTAGAAGGTTATTATGATTATATGGATTCAGATGGCACTATTGATGCTCTACAAGACATGTATAGTCTATATGATTTAGAAGCAACTAGCTTAGAGTATATTGAGAATATATTTGCATCGATTGCTGATGGCGCTAATTCTACTTATTTTGCTGAACCACGGGAGGTACTTCGTAACTTTGCTAACTTTTATCGTGTTAAAGGTACTAAATATTCTGCTGAGGGTTTCTTTAGAGCGTTTTATGGTATTGATGTTGAAATAGAATATCCAAAGAATAACATGTTTATCGTGAGTGAATCACAAATAGGAACAGAATCTCTTCGCTTTATTCAAAACAGTGCGTTATATCAGATATTTTCTGTTCTTGTTAAATCATCTATTCCGTTAAATACGTGGAAAGATTTATATAAAAAGTTTGTACATCCGGCTGGATTCTTTTTAGGTGGATCAGTTGTTTTAGAAATGCCTTCTACAAACTCAATTCTTTTGACTATGCCAGATAATATTGACGAACCACCGCCACCATTATTTGTTGAAGGTACTGCGACTTACACGATACCAAATGGATTAGTAGAAACACTTGGTATTCTTCCGGACGATGGAGATTCAGATACAGTGGTAGAACGTATAGATCTAGATGCAAGAGTTAGCGAATATAAAGATATGCCTGCTGACGTCTTTGCTGCGTCTTACGGAAAAATAGACGATACGATGAATATTAACTCGCCGACATTCGATGATTCGGCAAAAGACTTTGCGCCATTCTACTCAGATGGAGAAGAAGGCCCGGCTTATGATCAGCATGGTGTGAGAATGAGCAACGATATAGAAAGGTTCGATAAGGCAACATGGTTCTATGACTCAGCTGCTGGAAATCCACGCTATATGACAATTGGTTATGTCGATTCAGATTACGTAGAACTTATTTAGAGGTAAAAAATGGCAATTACATTACGAAATACTAAAGGGACGGCATTGACCCACGTCGAACTCGATGCCAACTTTACCACATTGCAGAATGCTGACTTAGATTCGGCTGCAATTTCAACTATAGCGCAAGCTGCACAAGGTAGTATACATTTAAATACTATCGCCGGCGATTCTGATATAAATTTTGGAACACATAAAATATTATATTCGAATAACTATGATTCGCTTGGCGCATTACCAGCTGCTGGAACGTATCATGGTATGTTTGCTCACGTTCACGGTGAGGGAAAAGCTTACTATGCACATGGTGGAGCTTGGATAAAGCTTGCCGACTTTGATGATGTCGGTACCGGAATCGACTCGGCTAAAACAATATCGCTTGTTGATTCAAACTATGTTTCTGCTAGAATCGGTAGTGTAGGCGGACACACAGATATTAATATGTCTGGCATCTCCAACAACCAGATTCTTAAATGGGATTCAGCTCAAGGAATGTTTATAGCAGCTGCCGACGTAAGTGGCGGTGGTGGAGGCGGTGGCCTAGGATATGCTGACTTTAGTGTTTCTACAAATGCTGCAGGATCAGCTACCTTATCGTATAATAACGGTACAGGCGTATTCTCATATACACCGCCAGATTTATCGGGTTACTTAACAAGCTATACTGAAACAAACGATTTGTCTGCCGCAGTTACCTGGGCTAATATTCCTGATGCAAATGTACCGGCTTCGGCTGTTACTCAACATCAAGGTTCTTTAGCGATTGCAGAAAATAAGATTAGCGATTCAGCAGGAAACAACTTAAGGGGCAAATTACAATCGTACATTACTGGTTATACCGTAACAGATTCAGATGTAGTTGCGCATCAAGCTGCACTAACAATAACTGAATCTCAGATTAGTGATTTAGGAACTTACGTTGCAAGTGGTTCATCTATTGATATGAGCGGAACCGAACTAGTAATGGATGCAGATGGTGATACATCATTCCATGCAAGTGTTGATGACGAGATTGACATTCGAGTCAAAGGTGCAGATGTAGGCAAGTTTGATTCCGATGGTCTTATTATTAATTCAATTCGAACAAGTACAGCAGGAACACCTACACTTACATCGTCGTCTAATATTAATATGACGGTCGGTGGATCTGTTACTGTTTCAGGCGGCGGATTTAGAGTTGCTTCTCTTACTACGTCACAAAGAGGATCTTTAACTGCAGCAAACGGTGAGATAATTTATAATACTGATAACGGTCAGTTTGAGATCTATCAACGTGGTGGTTGGACAGCTATGACACGAGGCGCTTCGTTGTTTACACTTACAGCAAGCGGAAGCAGTCATTATATCTTTAATGATCCTGACGGACATTGGTTTCCTTCTCCTGAAAACGATCCTTTGTTATATTTGCGTAGAGGCGAAACATATTATTTTGTAAATAATTCTGGTGGTTCACATCCCTTTGAGATTAGAGCTAGCGCTGGTGGATCTGCATACAGTACAGGCGTAACAAATAACGGTAGCTCAAGCGGGACAATTACATTTAAAGTTCCTATGAGTGCACCATCTACGTTGTATTATCAATGTACTTCACACGGATCAATGGGTAATACTATTAATATTATATAGGTAAGCTATGTCACAAAAAGATTATATAATAGCAATGGAAAAGGGTCAGAGTAAAGACCCTCTGAAAGACGAACTCACGGCAGAAGCTGGAAACGATTATGTTCCGGCTCGAGCTGTTGATGTAGTTAATAGCCGAGATGGTAGTAAGCGTCATTTTAATATGGCTTTAACAGACGAAGAAGCTGAGACACTACGATCAGATCCACGAGTTAATAGTGTACATACTCCCATTGAGTGGGACGATAACTTTTTAGATTTTGAATATAATCATAGAAATAATTGGGAACGATCAAGTAATAATACAAACCAAAATAATTGGGGATTATTACGACACATTGAAGCAACAAACGGATGGGGATCGAGTGTAACAGGTCAACGCTCGACTGAAAAATATACTGGACATCTAGATGGTGAGGGCGTCGACGTAGTTGTGCATGAAGGAGATACTGCTAGATATGATCATGAGCAGTTTACTGGTAGATATAATCAGCTTCAATGGAATACGTTACCAAATATGAGTGGTGCAAATACTATCAATTATACAAGTTCGTTATCATACGGTGATCATGCTACACACGTCTTAGGAACTATGGGAGGTAATACGGTTGGTTGGGCGCCAAAAGCTCAGTTATATAGTATGCCTGCTTCTTCGACATACGGTATTGGTAATAGTACTTTTTGGTTTGATGCTGTAAAAGAATTTCATAAGAATAAATCAGTAGATCCTACCACAGGATACCGAAGACCAACAATTGTAAATATGAGTTGGGGATTTAAAACGTATCATTATTATAGCGGTGCATCATATGTTACTAATATTGTTTATAGAGGCACAAATACTGGAGCGACTGCTGCTAGTAGTTCGTATGGTCTAATAGGAGATTCTTCTTCTAGAGTTAATTGCCCTATTTATGGATTACAATCTGAAGTAGAAGAAATGCAAGATGAAGGTATTATTGTTACTAAATCAGCCGGAAATCAATATCAAAAACTAGATGTTGAAGGTGGCCTAGATTACGATAATTACTTTACATCACAAGCGAATCAAGGAAATGTTAGTGCAGGATCGCCACTTTATTATAATAGAGGAGCCAGTAACATCGGCGAAGATACTATTGTTGTAGGTAATATGGATTCAGGTTTATATTCTTCTTCAGAAGCGACAGCTTTATCAAGTGAAAAAGGTCCGCGCGTAGATGTTTGGGCAGCAGGAACTAATGTTATAAGTGGCGGCTCATATTCTAATAGCAGTTATCTAAATTATTCAGGAACAAGTATGGCCGCGCCACAGGTTGCTGGCATGGCTGCACTTTTAATGCAAATGAATCCAGGTATGACTCCAAAACAGGTCAGAGAATGGTTTATAAATAATGCTAAGACAGGCTTGTTGTATGTTGGTGATACTGATAACACAAGTTATTTTACAAATAATAGGAATTTACAAGACGGATCAGGCAGAATTGCTTATTGGCCTTTTAGCGACCATAGGCCGATTAATCTCTCCGTCAACACCGAATATGTATCGTTTTAGATATAAATACATTAAATATTTTAGAGGTTTACAATGACTCGTCAGAACATATCAACTGGCACTTTTGCTAACGATGGAAGCGGTGATACGCTTCGTCAAGCTGGTCAAAAGATTAATGAAAATTTTGTTGAGCTATACAATAAACTTGGTGGAGACAGTGATACTCTGACAGGTTCTTTGACTGTCGCCGGCGGAGGTCTTCTTTTCGAAGGCGAGACTGATGATACGAACGAAACAATTTTAAATGCTCAAGATCCTTCACAGGACAATACTATAACTTTGCCAAATACTTCTGGTAATGTTGTACTTGATTCAGCCACGCAAACTCTATTAAATAAAACATTAACAAGTCCTACATTAAAAACTCCGCGGATTAATGATACATCATCGACACATAATTATTTTATTACTGTATCTGAATTAGTAGCAGACAGAAATATTAACTTACCTATTTTAGCGGCTGATGATGTTTTAGTATTTAATGATCACGCCGCAACTCTTACAAATAAGACTCTTACGACTCCAACAGTATCTCAGCCAAAAATTAGTGGTTACATTGCGGATGTAAACGGAGCTGAAGTCTTTGGTATTACTGCAATAGGAAGTGCTGTAAATTATATTAGTGTACAAAATTCTGCTACTGGTACTAATCCTGTTTTAAGTGCAGGTGGAGATGATCCTAACGTTAATTTAAACATGGCAGGCAAGGGTACCGGATCAGTAGAAATTGATAAAGGCGCTCATGGTGTTTCTACAATTACGGCTACTGGAGCTGCGGATACTTCTAAATCGTTTATTCTATCTAATTCAGCAACACCAATATCTGTTTCTGTGGCTGACGGTACAACGGTAGGAGAATATAAGATATTTACAAATAAGAATGCTGGTGCTGCTACTATCACTCCAGCCAATTTTGGACCAGGAACTAACATAGCTTTGAATAACAATCAAGGTTGTCATATGATTTGGGATGGCGGAAATTGGCAGTTGATTGGTAACAACGGCGGAACAGTGAGCTAGGGAATCTAAAATGGTTGCAATTATTACAGATAGATTTAAGAAACAAATTCTAAATGATCTTTTTAAGGATGTTAATGATTCATCTGACACATATTATATCGCTATTGGTAGATCACAGGATTGGAATGCTACAGATGTAGCCCCGATACCTACTAATACTGCAAAAACTGAAAGAGACTTTCGAAATAATATGCAGGCAATGAAAAATGCTGAAGATGTTTCATATGTAATTCCTCGTTATAACTGGTCATCAGGTACAATTTATTCTGGATATGATGATCACGTTCAAGGTTATCCAACTAATTCATACTTTGTTATGAATGATGAACTCGCTGTATTCATATGTTTACAGCAAGGTCGTGATGCACAAGGAAATGCAGTTTCTTCTACTGTTAAACCTGCAGGATCATCGCTATTGCCATTTACAACTGCTGACGGTTATGTATGGAAATATATGTACGGTCAAACTGCTCTTCGTTCTACTAAATTTACTTCTGCTAATTATATTCCTGTACAATTCGTTGACTCCGCAGACGCAACTTCACCTGCATTAGAACAAGAACAAAAAAATATTCAAAATGCAGCTGTACCAGGCGAAGTGGTTGCAGTTAAATTAAATAATGGTGGAAGCGGATATACATCAGCGCCAAGTGTTGGATTTACTGGTAACGGAACAAAAGTTCCTCAGGCTACAGCAACTATTAATAATGGAGAAATTGTAAAAGTTGAGATGAACGATTCGGGTAGCGGAAAGGCTTTTGGCGCTGGATATGACTATGCGTCAGTTGTTTTTACTGGTGGCGGTGGATCTGGAGCACATGCTCGAGCTGTAATTGCTCCTAAAGGAATAGGTGGAGATGCAAGAGATGATTTAAGATCAAATGCTCTTATGTTCAATACTAGACTTCAAGGCGACGAAAATAATGCACTAATTACAAGTAACGACTTTAGACAAGTTGGACTTATTAAAAATCCGGTAGAAACTGACTCAGCATCATCTGGTAATTTATTTAATTCTTTAGCTGGTAACGTTTTAAATAAACTAAAGTTCGGCTCTATTGCGCAAAGTTTTACTGAAGATAAAACTATTCAAGGATCTACGTCAACAGCACGAGCTTATATAGACAAAGCCGATTCAAACTATGTTTGGTATCATCAATCTGATTCAACCGGTTTTCTTGCTTTTACCGAAGGTGAAACAATTACTGAGACTGATGGTAACGGTGAAGGCATTCTTGACTCAGCTGCAATTGATGCAGATAGTGATGCGTTTACTAAATCTACAGTAAAACCTTTCTCTGGAACATTATTATATGTAGATAATAGGGCTGCGATTGAAAGAGATCCAAACCAAACCGAAGACATCAAAGTTATTATTCAGCTGTAAGGCAATTAAATGGCGAACAAATTTACAGATAAGATCTTTAGCGACACGTATAAAGACGATTATAAAGATAGCGACAACTATTATAGAGTATTGTTTAACTCGGGTAGAGCTCTACAAGCACGTGAGCTTACCCAGATGCAAACTATTATTCAAAAAGAGATGGAGCGATTTGGGAGAAATATTTTTAAGGAAGGCGCCTCTGTTAATCCAGGTGGGCCCACACTTAATACGCGATACGAGTTTATTAAATTAGATACGAGCACTAATACTCTTCCAGCTGATCTTTCTACAATTACTAACGATGAATTTATTGGTCAAACATCTGCATTTAAAGTCGTTGTATTAGAAGCTATTGCAGCAACTGCTACAGATCCTGCTACTCTTTACATTCGGTATACTGACACACTTAGTGCTACATCAGATTTTTCTCAATCACAACGAGTAACCGCCGGCGAAAACATTGTTGGATCCGTATCTGGCGTGACTCTTACTGTACAAACTACGGATACAACCGCAAACCCTGCAACTGGATTTGGTTCACGTATTTCTATAGATCGTGGAGATTTCTTTACGCAAGGTCATTTTGTGTTTGCTGAAAAACAATCAAAAATTCTTAGTAAATATACTTCATTACCTACAGCAACAGTAGGATTTAAAGTACAGCAAGATATTGTTTCTTCTACCGATGCAGAAGCTTTGTACGATAACCAAGGTGCAACACCTAATACTTCGGCTCCAGGAGCAGATCGTTATAGAATTCGTTTAGTATTAGCAACGCAAGATGAGATAGATTCTGACGAAAACTTTGTATATTTTTGTAGAGTGATTAACGGTAATATATTCGATGTTGTAAGTGGACACAATCAGTTTAAAGCTATTGAAGATCGTATGGCTCAACGAACAAACGATATTAATGGTGACTTTATTATTAATCCATTTTTACTTCAACACGAACAAGATTCGAATGCTAATTTCTTGAGGGCAGTAGTTTCTCCGGGCTTAGCATATGTTAATGGCTACAGAGCAGAAAAAACATACACTACAAGACTTCGTGTACCAAAAGCACAAGATACAACTACATTAGATAACCAGGTGGTGGCAGCTAATTACGGTAACTATGTGATTGTTAGTACTATGGTAGGTACCCCAAACATCGACGTGTTTCAAGTTCGTAACTTGAGATCTGCAGTCAGTCATGGTGGTTCTACTATTGGTACTTGTCGTGCACGATATATTGAAGAAGATGCATTAGCAGGAGCTAATTTTAAATTATACATTTTTGACGTTGTTATGAATACAGGTCAAAAGTTTTCTGACGTACGATCTATTGGTGCATCAGCTGGTGACTATGCAGATATTTTACTAGATAACGGTGAAGCAATTCTAAATGATATTGGTAATAACAATTTGCTATTTAGCTTACCGTTTGCTAGACCAAAAACATTATCAGATATTTCTCTTGAAGTACAACGTAAATTTAACGCTTCATTTGACGCCTCTGGTCAGGCAACTCTTACATTAACGGCGACAGGTGAAACTTTCTCAAATACTTCTGATTGGATTATATCTGTTGACTCAAGTGGTTCTATTATTAGCAACGATGTTTCTATATCAGGAGCTGGCACACAAGCTGCGACACTTTCAAGCGGACCTACGAACTCTAATGTTGAGGTTATTGTTAAAGTTAATAAAGCAAATGGCTCGGTACGAACTAAAACCTTACTCGAAACAACTGTAACAGGTGTTGTAGAATCTGATGGTGCTGGACTTAAATTTTTAGAATTAGAAAAGCCAGATTTATTTAAATTAGATAGACTACGTGATTCTGATTCAGATGGTGCTAATAGACTAGGCGACTTTATTGTTGACAACGGTCAGCGTGATAACTGGTATTCACCCGCTCGAGTTATTCTTAAAGGTGATAAAACAGCTCCATCTGGTAATTTGTTTGCAAGATTTAGATACTTTCAGCATGGTGCTTCTGGCGATTTCTTTGCAACTAACTCATATACCGGTCAGGTTGCATATGGCGATATTCCATCGCACAGATTAAATGACGGAACTAAAGTCGAGTTAAGAGATGTATTAGATTTTAGACCACGTAAGACAGATAAAGACTCTGACTTTACTGGTGGTACTGCTCGTATTAACGAACTACCAACAAATACAGATCTTATAACTGCAGACGCAGAGTTCTTTCTACCACGATTTGATCGTCTAGTTATAGACCAAGATGCTAATTTAATAGTATTGCAAGGGCGATCTGATTTACAGCCACAATATCCGGATGTAGCTTCAAATCAATTATTGCTATATGATATTGGTATGGCGCCATTTACAATTAGCGATTCTGACATTGGTGCTATTCCTATTGATAACAAAAAATTCGCTATGGGTGATATATCTTCTATAGAGAAAAAAGTAGACAATCTTTTCGAATTGACTACCTTATCTTTGTTAGAACAAGGGTTATCTAATTTTACTGTATTTGATTCTACCGGAAATGATAGAACAAAAGCCGGCTTCTTAGTCGATAACTTTCAGGATCAATTAGCAACAGGATTTGATAACGTAGAATATAAAGCATCTATAGATCCTAAAGCACAAATATTAAGACCGTCTTTTACTGAAGAAAATATTAAACTAATTTATGATTCTGATCTTTCTACAAATACTATTATCAAAGGCGATAACATATATGCCAAGTATACTGAAATAGATTATCTAGATCAGCCACAAGTTTCTGGAACAATGAACATAAACCCATTCAATGTGATTACAAATATGGGTCAAGTTACACTTTCTCCTGCTTCTGATGATTGGAGAGAAACAAGACGTACTGCAGATAACATAATTAGCGGTGGTACAGAAACAAGAATTAGTGGAGCACAAGCACAGTTATTTAATAACTCACAATGGAACTGGGGTGGAACGCAAGTAGGAGATACACGATCTCAAGGTCTTGGCTCTTCAGTATCAACTGGTACTCAGACACAATCATTTACCGGTAATGGAGCATCAGGAAACTGGAGATCTCAAGCAGTAAGAACTGAAACAAGTGACGTTACTACAGTTACAACACGAACAGCGGTTGCTAGAGTTTCTTCTTTTTCAACTATACGAACCGTAGTTGGTGATCGCGTAGTTGATGTTGCAATGATTCCATTTATGAGATCACGGCGTGTAAGTTTTAAAGCTGAAGGATTAAAACCAAATCACAGGTTCTTCCCATTTTTTGATGGTACAGATGTAAGTAACTGGACACGATCCGGATCATTTACGCGTATTTCTACTACCGATAATGAAGCTGGTAATAGATACGATAGAAACTCTGGTCATCCAGATGGGGGTGGAACATCACTATTCTCTGATGCAGAAGGTAAAGTTGAAGGCGAACTATTTATTCCAAACACCGATGCATTAAGATTTCGTACTGGTATACGGGAATTTAAATTATTAGATATTACTTCTAATAATGAAGAAGCTGCTACTTCTATAGGTGTTACCACGTATGCCGCTCAAGGAGTTTTAGAAACTCAGCAGCGTACAGTAAGGTCTACTAGGATTCGAAACGTAACAAGTGATACCCAATCATCATCATCGTCATCTATTAGTGGACGTAGCTCAACGACGTCTACGACAGCATGGAACGTTGTAACTGGAGAACGCCGTGTTGATGGAGTTCAAGTAACACCTCCACGTACAGTAAGACAAGCGGATCCACTTGCGCAGACTTTCTTTGTATCAGATCAGGACGGTGTATTTATTACGAGTGTTGATATTTACTTTCAAAGTAAAGATGCTACAATACCAGCTCAGGTACAAATAAGACCCACAGTAAATGGTGTACCAGCGTCTGATGAAATTATGCCAGGCTCTGTACTATTTAAATCGCCATCGACGATCAATGTATCTTCTGATGCAACGGTCGCGACAACATTTACATTTGATGAACCTGTATTTTTAATGCCTTATGAAGAATATTCTATTGTACTCTTAGCTGAATGCGATAGCTATAATGTTTATATAGCAGAAACAGAACAGTTCATATTAAACTCTACTGAGAAACGTATTACATCTCAGCCTGCTATGGGATCGTTATTTAAATCACAAAACGGCTCTACATGGGAACCAGATCAGTCAAAAGATTTAATGTTTAAACTAAAACGAGCAAACTTCTCCACAACCGGTTCAAGCATTATTATGAGGAACGGTACAGTTCCACTTAGGCTTTTAAATACTGATCCTATTACTACAACTCAAGGTGACGCTACTATAACAATTAATCATGAAGATCACGGTTTTAGTGTTGGCGATAACGTTAAGATTTACGGATTTGATTCTGCACTTAATTATTCAGGTTTAGCTGGTACACAATATATGGGAACTAGACCAATTACTGCTATTGACCATGATAATTTTACAGTAGAAGCTAGCAATAACACTACGCTTACTAAATCAATTGGTGGTACTGCAATTCTAAATAGCCAAAACATTCCTTTTGAGGAAGTATGGCCGTACGTAGAAACCAATATTCCGCAATCAACTTCTATTGCTGTATCTGGTAAATTTATATCAGGTAAGTCAGCTGCTGGATCTGAGACACCATATTCACAAGATCCTGCATTTGGTCCTTTAGCACTTCGAAATAGAAACGTATTTAGTACTCCAAAAGTCATTGCTGCCGATTATATTGAAAACACAAACCTGCCTACCGGAGAAAAGTCAGCTACGATTAAAGTTGATTTAACAACTGCTTCGCCTTATGTTTCGCCTGTAATCGACATGCAAAGAGCTGCATTGTGGTTAACACATAATAGAATTGATAATGCAGATTCCGCTGGATCTGGAGCTAGCAACATTAATACTCCGCTTAATCTGGTCGCTGAGACAGACAAAACTGGTGGAACAATTATAGCTAAACATGTTACAAGACCTGTTACACTAGCGGCTGCTGCAGTAGGGTTAAAAGTTATACTTGGTGCAAACCGGCCATCTGTTGCAGATTTTGAAGTTTACTTTAAGGTAATAAGCGATGATGCTAGATTTGAAGATGCCGCATGGCAAGAAGTGAGTAAAGAACAAAACTTACCATCGGATGAAAATCCTAACGTGTTTAGAGATTATGAGTATCTTGTTGGTGGACCCGGTGGATTAGCTGTTCCATTCAACCGGTTTGTTCTTAAGATTGTAATGAAATCTTTTAATAACGCTAAAGTTCCAACGTTTAAAGATTTGAGAGTAATAGCATTGGCGGTATAGTATGGATAAATATCAGAAAGTTAAAGGATCAGAATCTTTTTTTAGAGATCCTAATAACGGAGCGGTATTAAATGTGAATTCGGATGAAATCAGAAGAGCAAAAAGTTTGAAGGCTGAGAGAAAAAAGAAAGCTTTAGAGTTTGAAGAAGTAAAAGATGATGTACAGACTATGAAACAAGATATGGCTGACATTAAAGGGTTACTAGAGAGATTGGTAGAAAAGAATGGCTAGAACATTTGTAGATTTAAACGACCTCGTAAGTGCTTGGAGGGATAAGACTAACGAGATTAGTTATAAAGTCGGTGACCTTGTAAGTCTTACTACAACTGGCGATTCTGACTTAGTACAAGCAATAAACGAAATAGATGCTGATTTATCATCGTTACAAACTCAGGTAAGTGGATTTTCTTTTTTAGACTCCGCGCAGATGTTAAATATTATTGGCGGTACATTTCCAGTTAACACATCTGATTTAGCTGACTCGTGCGTTACTGAAGCAAAGATGGGAAATGACGCTATCACTAGTGTGCAATTAAAAAATCTGCAAACTTTAGTAATTTATGATTCTGCCGGGGCAACGTTAAAAACCTTATTTACAGCAGGAACGTAACATGGCAGTCGTGAGGCCAATGAAAAGAGTTGGCTCTGACCTAAGAGCCATGACTTCAGCAGAAGTAACTCAAATCATCAATGAATGCATAAGGTTATATGGTAATAATCCTGGAACAAGCTTAACTGTTACTCCAAACGCAGCTGCAACTTCTTTTGAGTTTAAGCTAGGTACTCTTATTGATAGGCGTTTACCTGCCGGTCCTGTTGCAACATCAGCTGCCCCAAATCCTGGTACTGGTGTAGCTCCTTCTTACATTGCCGTAAATTATATTAATACTCTGCAGAGATACGAGTATGGAGCTCTTACTTTTCCATATAAAGATCGTGGTGGTAGTTCATATCAAAACTATTCTTATCCTGTATTTTATGACGAGAATAGTAATTATCTTAAAGCAATGAGTTGGGTAGATATATATGATACTTTTATTTCACCAGCACTTACACGATTAGCTAGTGGTACTACAACTCCGGCAGAAAATGCTGGAACATATTTTGTTACGACTTCTACATCAGAAACAGATGCGACTTTAGTTTCTTCAACTCCTGTTGCAAAAGATACTGTGTCAGATATAACGGCTTTCGCAACCGGTAGTTTACCAGAAATTGAAGATCAGCCTGATGCAGGAGCTGAGATTAGTTGGTATTTACACCGCGTTAATGCTGCGGCTGAAGGTACAGTTCCTTTACCTCTCACAACATTTGATGATGGCTTAAGAACATTAGACAAACCTAAATTTAGAGATATGCTTTTAGATTTAATGCAATATTGGGCATATGATCCTGCAGATTCTACTGATACTTCAATTCGATATCAATATGGCACTAGTGCTTATCTTAGTAGTCTTAATATGAATACTAGAGGATCCGGCATAACAGATACATATACAACAAGCTATGTTGAAAGAACTGATCAGAATGCTGCTAACCCAAATGCATCTGCTTATTATTCACAACAAGTTCCAACTGGAACTGCTACGGTACAAAGTACAAATTATTTAGGAATAGGTTTATTCTGATGAAAGGTATATTATGGCAAGATTTTCGAATAAGATTGAAAGCTTAAGATACGCCGATAGACAACATAAGTCTATAGAGATTCTATACAAGAATGGCAAAACAATAAATCCATATTACATAGAAGTAGATTATAATAACCAAGACTTTTTAGATCTCTTGGAAGAATATTCTATTGAAGATATAGAAGATCAAACAATCTCGTACTACGAGAATATTAAGATAAAAAAAGAAAATGCTATTTTTGATGAAGCAACTAAAATGTTTGAAACGTGGATTA